AGCTCCTCTACGGCCTTGTCTCCAGCAATCTTCCTTGCGGCCTCTTCTTGTAGCCTTCCAGCCGCGCCAGCCGATATAATTGCGCCCGTTGCTCCAAGCAAGAACTTCGGAACTGTTGGTATCGGTAATGCGCTTATTCCCTTGACTGCAAGACCAGCAGCAGTAGCTGGTAGAAACTCTTCAGCAACTGCTCTGCCAACAGCACCAGCGCGCGATGGACGATCCGCAGCTTGCTCTGTGAAATATCTGTCTAAATCTGATTCTTGTGATGGCTGGACTTGATCTTGTTGACGCTCTTGAAAGTAAGAACCCAGCTCGTCAACTGGCGGCGTTGCTTCCTGTGCCTGCTCGCCCACATCTTCTTGAGCGAAATATCTATCCAACTCATTCGAGACTGCCATATAGGTTATGGCACTACTTGGTAGCCTTGCTCGATATATCCCTTAGAGTTTTTGTTCCACACATCTGCTGGCACTACTGCGGTTTTGCCGTTTGGATTGCGAATCTTTACAGTATTTTTTTGCTGGACTTGTTGTGCTGAGGAGATTGGCGTTTCTGCAACTTGAGCCTCAGTCGGCATAGGAGCAGAAATTTCTGGAGTACCCATATAACCAGCACGCTCTTCAAGTAATTTCTTGAGTTCATCTTGACGGGTTGTGGCTCTTTGACGGAATGTTTGACTTCCAATCATTCTTCCCAAAATATCTATGCCTGGGTATTCGTTACTAGTTCCAGCAGCTTCTCTTGCTTCTGTTTCGGCCTTAATTGTTTCTTGCCTTTTTGCTTTAATTCTTTTCTCAACATTCTCAATTCTCGCTTCATTCATTTCATCGGCAAAGTCATCTTGTGCTGTCTGCATATTTCTTCCAGCCCCAGCAAGGTATGGCTCAAAGTCTGGGTTGGATTTTACTGCGTCATACTCATCGGCATAAATGCGTGCCTTGGGTCTTCCGTTTTCATCAATATCCACATAAGACCGCATTGGTTTTGCTACTTCTTTTTGTCCATCAAGATTAAAATTAAACATTGCCATATTATTGCTCCAATTATAGTTAGTTAAAACGTCTTATTAAAGCTAAATAAATTACCAAGACCAGAAGCAATGTTCCCAAATGCTTGCGATCCTGTTTCTGCCCTAGACAACGCCCCAACCCGTGCGCCATAGGTGCTTGCTCCGTAATCCGCCAACGTATTGTAAATGCTTGTGGCATTCTGCGCACCCATAAATCCAGCATTAGGATTGACATATCCATATGGATTTGCAGCAGAAGATCCAGCTTGGAATTGACCCGTTTGCTGTGGCTGTGAGGCTGCAAGGTAGTTGTTAAGCATGCCCTGCTGTTGTCCCAAACGCTGTGATGCCAGATTGTACATTGTCGGACCGCCAGCAATAAAGCCTTGAGCGGCACCAAGACGAGATTGTTCAAGCGCATTGCGAAGACCAAGATCACGGGCTGCGGCTGCTCCTGTTGTCTCTCCAGAGCCAAGGAAAGCAGAAGCCGCACCATAACGTGCAAGCTTGCGTTGTTCTCCAGCCGCTCCAATCTGCGCTGCTTCCTGTACTGCAGGTCCAAGACCCTGTATGTTCCCACGGGCTGTTTGCGCTCCACGGATGGCCTGTTCGTAACCCCTCCGTTCTTCGGCTCCTAAAGTCGAGCCAAGACGAAGCTGATTGAGTGCTTCCTGTTCGATCTGATTGCGAAGGTCTTCAGTCTGTTGTGTCGTTGTGGCTCCAAGCGGAGTCTCGGCCATTGTCTGGTACTGCTTGGAAAGACCCCGAACAGTCGCACCAATCGTTGGATCAATGCTTTCAATTTGAGCAATTGTGCGCTCCTCCGGAAGGCGGAGTGTTTCCCTAAACTTTGAAATGGAATCTGCTGCCTGCTGACCAGTTACCGGTTGATAATTGTTATAAAGGTTCTGCGCTTCGAGTGTGTCCTTTTGAGCAGAGGCAAGCTGGGTATTTAGATTATCAATCGTTTTCTGTGCATCAGCCCTGCGCTTATCACCGGCAGGAAGATCGGTTAGGAACTTGTTCGCCTGTGAAATCTGGCTTTGTAAATCTATGGTTGCCGCAGTACCAATATCATAAAGGCTTTTATATTGGTTCTTTCTGGCTGTATTGATGTCGTTAAGAATCTGATCATCTGTTACCTGGACATTCAGCTTTCCAGCAAGCCCGCCGGTTTGCATGACATTATCACCGCGCAAAGCCTCAAGCCCTGTTGAGAGTTTTGCTGTTCCGGCAACATTCTTGGCCTCATTCAACCCAAGGTCGGACAGGCCAAACCTAGAAAATGATTCAATATACTTTGGAGTGGCTTGGTTGGCTTCGGCAACAAGCCTAGCCAATTTATCCTGCTCAACAAAGAACTTGCCCTGCTCGCTCTGCCTTTGCGATCCCTTGGCGGTCTGCCCTATTCTGGCTTGCTGCCTCTTGACAAGTTCCTGCTGGTTTCTGATTGCGTCAATTGCATCAATCGCCTGTTGCGAGTTGGCAATGATTTGCTTCCCGCCTTGACCAAGATCCTTGGAGTCAAAATCACGAACCTGTTTTGCTAAAGATTGCAGAGATGCATAATCTTTTGCATTTATGTTATCAGCGCCAACAGACCTAATCGAAGCCAATGCATTTGAATAATTATTTACTGCCTGTGTAAAGCTTCCTGCTTCTGCTCCAACTTGAATCTTTGGCAATTCATATTGATATTTTTGTGTCGCGGCATTGAAATCAATGATCCCCCTCTTGGAGGTATATGCGGCAGGGTCAAGCTTGTAGATGTCTTTGATTACATCGGCCTGTGCCTTTGTTTCGTTGAATCTTCCCTTGGAAACATATTTATCTAAATCTGTAAGACCAAGCGCAGCATACTTCTCTTTGCTGGAAGTCACATCGCTTGCTACTGGCTTTTGAGCCTGATAAACCAATACGCCCTTCTTGTCAGCTTCGTAAACCTTCCCATCTGGATTGGTTACAATTGTTCCAGGTGGATAGTAGGGATTCGCAGTAGTAGCCATATTAAATTATTCCGGTCCTTGGGATGCCTTTCAGATAGTCAACCGGAGCAACGCCTTGGTTCTGCTGAACTTCCTGCGGTACTGCACTCATGGGAGACTGACCATAAAGACGGGCAAACTGAATCGCTGCCTGCTGACCCAATCCCTGCTGTGTGGCAAATGCATTTGGAGACATTTCAAACTGACGGCGCATAGCTTCGAGTGAACGCTGTGGGCCAAGTTCACGCTCGACCTGTAGTCCAGCCTGGGCTGCTTTCTGCAAGTCCAAAGCCGACATCTGGCGTTCTAGTTCGCGCTGGCGAGGCATATACTTCTCGCGCAGGTTCTGCTCAAGTTTAGCCACATCGGGCTGTGTCGCAATGTAAGTCTCAAGGGATGACCTGTAGAAAAGATCATTGGCCTTTGACGCATCCACCGGATTGGGAGGAGGCGGAGGTGCAGGAATGGACGGCGATCCCATTAGCGAAATGCCTTTCTCATAAACTTCATGTAATCATACTCCTTTGGTTTACCGGAACGGTTGAAAGTGATCCGCTTGCGAGGACCGAAACGCTCCGCCAAGAGCAACAGCAAGCACTTCAAGGATTTAGCACCTTTTGAGGAGATCGTCAAGTCCACAAAGACATTCTCGCCATCTTCGCTATGCACATAATGATCAGGCTTTTGCCCATCCTTTACGCACCTAGCTAGGGCTACTCCTACTATGCCATCTTCATCTCTCACAATACCAACCATCCCCTGCTTCTCAAACCATCCAAACCAACCCACTAGATTGGGCCACATAGCCTCCGGAACACCGCTTTTCTCGATGTATTCAATGGCTGTCATATCACCAATTTTTGCATGACCAGTATCTAGGAGTCATCTTGCTTGGTGGCTTTGAATCACAACCATGCCTAGCCCTAAAACTACGCCTGCGAGCAGGATTGTCCTTCTTGATCTTCATATCCGGATCTCCGTATCGAATAGTCTTGGACTGACCATTCTGACAGGCTCGCACAACAAACTTCTTGCGCTCTCCAGGTGTACGCCTTGGGCTATTGCAAGGTAATTCGCTCATAGTGATTTCTGAATTTCAATCGTATCCGGATTGGCAGCAGCCGTGATTTGACGAATGGCCATCTTATTTGCAATAGAAGAAATCTTAATATTTAATAGCCTCCATTTTTCATATTTGCGCAGATCGCTTGCAAGCCTCTTTTTAACTGATGTCGGAAGAGTCGCTGGCAAAGCAAATTCAAGCGTAAGCGCAGAACTTGATATGTTTAGGTTTGGCTGAACATCAACATCCCCAACATCGGTATCACGCTGGATGGATATGGTTGTATCCGTAGAGAATGAATCATCAAATATAACTTCAAAATGGCTTCCATATTTTACTGAAAATGGATCTCCAAAGTTAAAGTCTTTTGTACGGACGTATGACTCGTAATCAAATACTCCGGTTGAGGTGGTTGTGGTTGTTCCAGATGTCGTGGTGTAAACCCCATAATCACGATAATCAGCAGATGTAACCTGAGCCGGAGTCTTGTATCCGCTATATCTTGTAATTTGGCCGGTTGTCAATTTCATCATCAACCTCAAGCCTTGATCCTGAAAATTTGCTAGTGCAAATTGCATTACATTCGGAGTCCATGTTCCCTCAAATGCGCCCAGCGTTGTGTTGTAAACAATGATTGTATCATTGTAATCATTTGATTCTGTTGGTACGGCAAGAAAATACCTGTTATCGTAAAAGTGAGCAGTAGCTATTCCTATCTTTGCCACATTGATTTCTTGAATGACATTCTTTATTACTTCAGATAGTGGAAGGCCAACAGATGTGAAATCGTCTGCCGTGGATCTTACAAGGGATCTAATTCCGTCATCCGAAAGAAAGAATATGTCGCTGTTTACCTGGACTGCAGATCCTTCTGCAACGCATCCTGTATTGTTTGAAATTAACTGCACAGTCCAATCGGCTGCGGTGGTTGCATCCGGAGGAATTGTTACTTGGAATATGCGCCTCTTTTTAAATACAATAATTCTGTTTTGATAGTATTGAACAATTGCAGTTATTTCGTCTCCGTCATCTGCATTTACAACAATGCTATTGGATGCATCCCAAATTGATGCGTCAAGAATATCGGATGCGTAAAGTGTGTTTCGTTTGCTTGCTGATCCAACTCCAAATAATCTATTACCAGTATTTATTAAAAGCCTTAAATCTAACGGAGGAGGGCTAACCGTTGCGGTGGCTGTTGCTCCAGATCCATTTCCAATAATTGTAACTGTAGGCGCGCCAGAATAACCAGATCCACCGTCAACAACCGTAACACCAGTAACGGCCCCGCCAGCAATGGTTGTGATTAGCGTTGGAAGTGTGCCTCCCCAATCCGGTCCAGAGATAACTGCTGTTGCGCTTGTATAACCACTACCCGCTGTTGTTACTGTTATCGCTCTTACTTTCCCGCCCTGCCTGGTCGCAATTCCTGTTCCACCCGTGGATGCTCCATCAAAATAGTAAAGTGGTCCATCTGCATCGGCCATGTACATCTTGTCGTTAAACTGAGCCATGCTGACTTTGACATCATAATTCGTTGAAAATCCGTCAGCCCATTGTTGGTTTTCATTATTCCATGTGCGTGTTGCACCAGTAAGACTATCCCATATTTCATCGGCTGGACGTAATTGCGCATTCCCATTTGAATCAATTGTGTAAAGTCTTCCCTGTGTTACAGCTATTAGTCTTTCCGATTGCGATGTATCGTAGTATCGCATTCCACCAATTGATCCATTTTGGCTTGTTGCTGATGTGCTAAAACTTGCAACTCCCTTGCGTGTTTCAAGGCTACCCTTTGGAGATAGGGTCATGTTTACTAATTGCTGAACTTGATTTTCAGCCAATAGATCAGATTGCAAACCGCTGGCTTGGCCTCCGGCAAAACTCCGGATTCCATCAAACGCCAGAAGATCGTCTAAATTGTCCGAGTAGTACGGCACAATGACTCCTTTAGGCCGAGAACATTTCTTCGATGGTTAGTTCGCCAAGGCTTTGAGGAGTAATCTGCTTTATCCCACCAACCTGGCTCAATTCGTAATTAGCCATTGCAGCAAGATCGGTATTTGCAGTCTGCGTGATAGCCTGTGCCTTGGCATACTGCCGTTCACGCTCCAGAGCATCGGCATGAGTTAGGGCAAGAACCAAGTGATGCACATGAGGCAAGCGAAGTTCGTCATCTAACGCAGCTTGAGATGGAGGAAAGTCAACAATGATGTTTGTGCGTGTTAGGCACTTTAGTTTTTCAACAACTCGCAATGGAATAGTTCCGCTTGTCGCAAGCCTTGGGTAAAGATTTAATTCTGCAACTCCGCTGCTGTTGCGCCCCGTGAAGTGATATGTGTCCGGATCTCCGGTACGGGCATCGTCAAGTAATCCTGGGTCTTGGCTGATGATTGTTGCCAAGTCAATTGGATCAACCTCCGCATCGTTGTATGCAACGGAAAGAGGTGTTTCTACATTTGTCCCTAAAGTAATAAGGCGGGTTGTTCCGACAGAATAGGTCGAATTGGTAACAGTCTCGCGCCAGGGGGCAAAGTCCCATACACGCCGATAGGCCAAACTTGCTGCTTTCTGTAGAAAGGTAAGAGTATCCGAGTCGGTCTTCCCGACCTTCTCACCGGCGTATTGCGCAATTTCAGATAGTGTCATTTATCTTATGATTGATTTACAATGGATGATGGGTCAATCTCATTGTTATTTTCATCAAAATATTTAACTTCTCTTGTCTCACAATTTGATTCAATTCTCGCAATCATATTTATCCCTCGTAAATGATGTTAATAGTTCCAGCATCAAATGTATCTGTTCCATTTACTGTTGTTAATCTTAATCGATCTAATGTTCCACCAAGCACTATTGATCCTCCTCCAACTGAATTTGATCCAGATATTGGTCCACCTAATGAATGCGACTCAACCCATGTATTTGATCCAAGAGTACAAACAATTAAATTTCCATAATAAAAATAAGTATTTAAGGTAGATCCTTGTAGAAGAAGTCCAGATGTTGATGTTGTATTTAAAGTATTTGCAGTCCACGCTGAAGAATTATACCCGCTTGTGCTATATGTAGTTGCTCCAAGCTGAAGCTGCATGGGGCTTGACCCGCTTCCGCTTACGCCATTTAACATCATTGTAATTCTCTTTGCCCAACTTGGAATGCCAGTAAATTCAATTGCCGTTCCGCTTGTTGAGGCAACTTGTACGCCAGATGTAATTGGTTGAGAAAGTTTAGCCGGAGTTATTGTTGCAGTACCAATTGTTCCTGTCCCCTGGCTAATCGTAAAATCACCAGCAAGTGTTGTTGATAAATTTGTAATTGTTCCAGTAGTGCTATTAAGTGTAGCTATTGTGCCTGTAGTGCTTCTTAGTCCAGTAATAGTTCCAGTAGTACTATTGAGCGTAGCAATCGTTCCAAGCGTACTATTGATCGCACCAGAATAGGTTCCTGCAGTAATCGTAGCCGTGCTTGCTGTCAGCGTCTGGATCGTTCCATTTGTTACATTGGCCGCAGTAGATGTGGTCGTTCCAGCAGTCAGAGTTGGAATTGTTCCAAGCGTAATGTTGGCTGTGCTTGATGTTAAATTCGGAATTGTTCCAGTTGTGATTGTTGCGCTTGTGCTAACTGTGCGATTGCCTGTGGCAGTTCCAAATGTAAAAACTCCAGACAAGTTTGCATTTGTATATGTACCGCCAGTAAGCGCATCATCAAAAAGATTTTGGACTGTTGTGCTTCTTGGTGCATCGCCAGCAGTAAGGCTTGCATCCGCAATCAACAATTTGTCATCTGTTGCAACGGATGACAGGTCGGTCTGATCGGTAATCAAAGCCTGGTAAATGTCTGTCCCGTCAATAAGATTGTGCAACCCAGCGGCGGTAACCGTTCCGTTGGTTGCAAACGTCTGCGAGCGATTGAATTTGATTGCCATATTAAGCCACCATCCTTATTGCTGTTGCGTAAATTGTGCCAGCAGGAATTGTTCCATGTGAAATTGTATCTGTATTAAGAATTGTGTATCTAACAACATTTGCGCCTTCAACCCTAAATTGGCTCATCATTCTTGCACCAGCGGTAGGTACTCCAGCGGTTCCAGAGCTTGAGCTAAGTGAGTTAAGTCCACCAAATACAATATCACCAATCGCTGCACCAGAAACTGTAAATGTTCCAGTTGTTATGTTTGATCCACTTGTTACTGAATCAAGGTCTTGAAGTGTCGCTCCAGTAAATGCAGCAGTGCCATAATTAAATGCTGTAACTCCGCCAGTAGAGCCAGTAATCCTAGCTGTTCCAAATGTGGCAGAAGCAATCGTTGATACGTTTACCGACTCAGTGCCAATCGTTGCTGTTCCAGTAGATGCCGTAATGTTTGACCCGAAAGTGATATTGCCAAGCTGAAGAGGGATTGTGGCTGTGCTGATTGTTGCCGTACCTGCAGACAGCGTTCCAATCGTAGCCGTACCAGTTGAGGCTGTAATGTTTGAGCCAAAGGTAACATTGCCAAGCTGGAGAGGAATGGTTGCAGTGCTGATTGTGGCTATTGAAATAGTTGCCGTACTAATTGTAGCTGTACTAACTGAAAGCGTGCCAATCGTGGCAGTTCCAGTAGTTGCAGAGATGCTGGAGCTAAAGGTAACTGCTCCTGTAACGCCAAGGCTAGAGGACAATGTGACTGCGCCAGTAACTGCTAGGCTGGATGATAGCGTTGTAGCTCCTGCAACATTGAATGTTCCAGTGCTTTGAACTCCGTTAATTCCAATCGAAAGAGCCGATGATGTATTGATTCCATCTGTAATAACA